TCCATCGGGCAGACTCGCCGTTGGTGACAATTGCATGCCTGTCTGCATCGCCATCAAGCCACTTTGCGCGCACGACCCGAAGGCCGGACACGTTGACGAGCAAGCTCGACGCTGTGGCGACACCGGACACGTTCTGCACCGAGTACGGCGCAGGGAAAAACGACTCCCAACCGCCAATCTCGATCATGAGCGCCGTTGATGCGTAAACGATGGTGGCAGGCACGCCGGTAGCGTCCTCACACTCCATCGACGCCTCGAACACTGCAGCGCGGAACACTGACCCGGTCGTGTCGCCGGACATGTCGTAATTGATCGTTCCTGAGCCTTGCTGCCACAGGTCGTCAGTGAACTGACGGTCAGTGACCGTCGAGTAGCTGGCGGCCATGATGCGGTTGTGCGCGTCGAGGTACGACGGCTGCGACCGCTGCAGCAACTGGTAGGAGATGTCCGACCCGGCTGCATATGTCTGCAGGGTCGCTGTGCCCTTTTCGATACTGATTTGTACGCTGTTAACTTCGTCCTTTTCGTTGGCTTGTGACTCAACGATGTCAGTAAGGACGCCGTCAAAGTACGGCCAGTTAATGTCAAGGCCGATTGCGCCGGCTGACTGAGGACCACCGACGCCGGTGATGACTGGGCGCCCGAGGTCGATGATGCCCCGGACTTGCTGAAGCCACACTGGTGGGAGCACGCCGGGATTGTCCGCAGTGACCTGGTCGAACAGCGCCCGAGTCTCTAGGCCGTCGAGTACGGCTTTGCTGTAGTCGCCGAAGCTGCGGAACTGTGCGAGCGGGTGGACGGGCTCGGCAACGTGGGCGACTGCTGCGACCTCACGCCGCAGGTCGTCAATTGCTTGCCGTGCTTGGATGTCTGCGACGACCGCGGGAGCGGTGTCCTCGACGGTTTCGACTGACATGTTTTCCTCTCTAATTGCTCCTACGCCTGCCGATGAGTAGGCAGGCTGATGGGTGAGACTGACCTCAGCCAATGCGGCTTTGGTGTAGACGATGCTGTTCTTGCCTTGCGCCCGTTTGGACTCAAGCGGTGCGAACCCAACTGACAGGCCGCGACTGGACCCGGTACGCATCAGCGTCGCAGCGTCGCGCCCAAGTGAAGTGTTGACGACGTCGAAATCGATGTACAAACCATCGGCTTCGTTCGTTGCGCCAGTAATCACGCCGATCGGTTCATTGTGTCGGTAGGCCAGTGGCTTGCCTACGACAGCAGTGACGTCGAATGCACCAGGTGCGAACGACTCACGCATCCCGTCAAACTCAATTTCGACACCGTACGGGACTGCCATGCCGTAGCCGGTGCCGATGATGTCGCCACCGTCCTCGGCGCGCGTGTGCAGTAGCAGCGTGCTGTCCGTCGTGACTGTTCTCATTTATCCGCCCAACTGAACTAGTGAAGTGGGAGTGAGGCCGAGTGTGTTCAGGTCGACCACTAGGCGCGCCTCTTCGGGGGTCAGTACGCCGAGTGGAACTAGTTTCTGTACTAGGTCGGCTAGGTCGCTGGCATTGCCTCGCAGGAAACCGCTTGTGTCGAACCGCACAGCATGACCTCTAGGTGTGACGTCTGGCATGGACAGCCTGTGCGTGATCATGTCCATGACTGGTCGCAGGCTGATGTCGAGCAACTGCCGATACAGGTCGACACGGTTTGAATAGGTAAGCGACGAGCCCGACACGCTGGCGCCGACCCATACGGGGTCAAGGTTTGCGATGCGTGCAATACCGATCGCGCTCTCGTTGCGAGCCTCGACTAGGGCTAGATCTCGCGCCGACCAGCCCATGCCTTTGGCTTCGATCGCGCTGTTTAGGTAGGCCGTCGCCCTGTTTGTCCTGGCTTCTTCCCAAGCGGACAGGAGCGAATCGACGGTCGCTGCTGGTAGGTCAGCGCCCGTATTCTTCAGGACGACGGTCGGCATAGGGAATTCGCTGTAGTTGAGCGTCGCTGCCTCGAGGGCCGCTGCTGTGTTGATCGCAGCAGCTCCGGTCGTCAACCAACCGCCTAGGCCGTCGCCGTAGAACTTGATGACGTCGCGAGCCGGCACAGGACTTCCGATGTAGTAGAACGGGTCAACGGGTGGGAACTGGGTGTTCTGGTTAGCGGTCGACCGTGTCGTCAAGTCTGACACGTCGTCAACGTCCATCACCATAATTTCGCGTGGAAAACCGTCCCACGTCCTGTCGACCACAAGCCAGTACGCGCGATCATGCAGCAGGAGGTTTTCAATCGTGCGCGCCATCACGCTCGTGTATGGCAGGTACGACGACGGCATTACCAGCACCGACTGTGTCTCGATCGGTTCACCAGCTCGATACGTGCGCAAGCTAAAGCCGCTGATGGTGTGCGAATACGTTTTAAGCGCGTCAACGAATGCTGGGACCTGCAGCGCTGCGAGTCGTGAAGTCCGAAACGACGACGCTGCGCCTTGGATCATTTGCAGCAGCGCCGACCCTGCGCCTTCCCGTACGAGCACAGATGGACTGCCCTGCATCCCTCGTGAAGATGCAGCAGCAATCCACCTAGGCCGTCGGGGAAACGTTGCCACGGCCTTATTGTCACACGTTGCTGCTAGTAGTCAAGCGCGACGCCTCGACGAAATGATCGCTGTAGGCCGCTGGCGCTTCGTCGCTTGTGCTGCTGCGAACATGACAGCGCGCGCAGCGTACGACGGGCCCTGACCCATTGCGCTCGACAGAACCCAACCTGCGTCCCGTTTACTGATGCGTGATGATGCGAAATGCTCCCGCAGGACCAGCCCACCGTCGTGCAAGATTGAGCGCCGGTCGAACAGGTCGAGTAGTGCCTGAGTGCCGGCAACTGCCTCCCGCTGTCCCACCAGTTCGTCGAACCGTTCACGTAGTCGGTCGACGTAGCCAGGTGTGACGATCACAAACAGCATCGGGTGCTGTGCGCGCAGCTCGGCTAGCCGCTCGTCAACCTGCTTAATCGTTCGCATCGTCGACACCCGTACGACGACGCGCTCATCGTCGAGGACACCGGCGACAGCGACAGCGTGGCCCTGACCGTCAAAGGCTGATTCGACAGCAACAGTCCAGGTACTTGACTCCGGTAGTTCTAGGTCGCTTGTCGTGTCAAGCCACTGTGAGTCTTTAAGCCATCCGCCCGACTTTGTGACCCACTGGTTGCACCACTCGCGACGGAATGACGATTCCTCAATCGTCGAGTGCTGACGTGCCACAAACGCTTGTCGTTTCTCCGTCCATTCTGGGGAGGCCCAAGCCCATGTGTCTGGGTCGTCTGGGTCTGCATCGGCAGGCGCCGACCATTCGAGCAGCAGCGTGCCGTCTGGCGCGTCGAGCTGCTCGATCGCTGCTGACCGGTATTGAATCATCAGATCACTTGACGAGTCGCCTGCAGTCGACACCAGCCACAGCTGTGGCTGCTCACGCTCAGACATGGTTGGCATGACAGCGTCATCGATGACGTTCCGTTGAATCTTCCAAGCCTCATCAGCGAACACCATCGAACACGAGTAACCGACCCCAGCGCTTTCGTTCGCCGCATGGATCAACCAACGGTCACCACTGGGCAGGCTGATGCCTGGTGCGGTATTTCCCCACCTGACCGAGCCCTTCCCGTACTTGTCGAGCGCCCACAAGCCAGCAGGCCGGATAACCTCCATCGCTGTATCGCGACGGTTAGCCATGTGCAGAATGGTTTGCGGTTCGCCGAACAAGTGAGCGTGATGCAGGCGCCACATGCAGATCCCGCGCGACAACCACGACTTGCCTGACTGCCTCCCCACCGTAAGAACCACAACCGCCCACACCAGGCGCCCGTCCTCGTCGTGCTCGAGCGCCCGATCCAATGCGTGCCGCTGCCAGCCACGCAACTTCATCCCGTACGCACTCGCCAGCCACTGTGCAGCGTCCCCACCATGAGTCCCCCGTACCGTCGCTGGCGCCCTAGTTTCTAGTCTGGGTCGAACCCATCCACCCGGGTCAAACTCGGGCCGCTCCGGTGCCTTCCTGCCCGATCCTGACCCATCAGGGGAATAAAGGGT